TCTTCCCGAGGGTACCCTCAACGGTTTGAGCGACTTTGCTCAGGGCTTCCTCCGGAACGACGACTTAAAATTGTTCGTTCCGGAACCTGCGACATCTTCTCTTCGAGGCCAGATGTCGGCGCGTGATGTTGCGCGCAGCTACAAGGGGCTTCCGCTGAAGGAGGTACTGGAGATAGGCCCGACTGCTTTCGGAAGGGGTTACGACGGATGGGAGAAGTTATATTGCTCCCCATCAATGGATTGTCTGGTAAAACAGGACTTTCCATTCGCTCCCTTCCCATCGCAGACTGCATTGCTGTTACCGGAGGCGGGGCAAAAGATCAGGGTGGCAACCATCCCTGACTCGTTGACCCTGCATTTGGTTGGTCGATCCATCAATCAATACATGCTTTCACGACTTCGTCGTCATCGCATATTTGACTTGGGCTTCCGTCCTTTTAAGACTGTGAAGCTCCATGGTGTTTCGGACCAACCTATGCACGCCTATTCGGTCGACCTTTCTGCTGCGACTGATTATATGTCACAGGAGGTCGCAATGGCAGTGATGTCGCCCATGTGGGATATGATCGACTCCCAATGGCCCGACATCTCACCGGCCTATTTGGACTTGTTGGTGGATACCCAGGCGGTGCGTTTCCCACGTCTAGCGGTCGATCCCATCTACACAACTTCAGGTGTTCTGATGGGTACTCCGCTTGCGTGGCCTGTTCTCTCTATCGCACATGCGTATGCTGTAAAGACCGCATGCGGTGTGTCCGGCGCTGATCGTTGCCGAATCGTTGGTGACGACGCAATTTTCGTCGCCACTAAAGGAGAGTATAGACGTTATCTTGCAGTGATGGAATTGATGGGGTTCCGTATCAACCATAGCAAAACAGTGGTCGGTACGAAAGGCGGGTTCGCCGCTGGAAAAGCCTTTACCTTTTGGGCGCGTCGTTGCCCAACACGGGTCTCAGGTCATTTCACGGTGGCTGAGGTGGGGGGCCTTACAAAGGCCCCCACACGAGACCGTTACAGGTGGTCTCTCCGCTCCCTCTCAACCTCATACGTGCCTGAGTTGTTATCAGCACGGGGTGCAGCAAGGACGTCGAAGGGTGGGATGGTTACATTCCCCACGAAACGCTTGTTCGCTTCACTGCCATCTCTAACCAGGAAGGTGTTACCTCAAGCCTTCGCTCGGGCCTGGGGATGGCGGCTGGGTGTACGTGATCTCCGTTTATCGGACGCGATGTTAAGGTCTGGTTTGCGCCCTATACGGTGCGGCAAGGTCTTACGCCGCGGTCTGGCCATGATGGTTAGTGCCAGCCCGTATTCGGAGATGAGAGTCCGATTAGATGATTCCCTTGATGGACGCCCATGGAAACCTGATG